ACTTTTGCGCTTCCTGATGCTGGCATGAGCTTTGAGATTCCTAAGATCACAGCCGTTCCAACAGTGGCAGCAACAGCAGAAGAAGCTGCACCATCAGAAACCGCGACAACAGCTTCATATATCACTGGAACAGTGAGCAAGTACGCTGGCCAAAATACGCTAAGCGTTGAGCTCATTGATCGCAGCTCACCTGCGTTCTTTGAAGAGCTCCTTCGCTTAATGGCTGGGGCGTACGCGAAGGCCACGGATACCGCCGTAAATGCCGGTCTAATCACAGCCGCAGCACTTGATGCAACAACAGTGGCTACATATCCAACAGCTTCCGAGCTTCTTGGATTCGTCTCTCGCGGAGCTGCTGCTGTTTATGCAGGAACTCAAGGATTTGCCAAAAACATCATCGCAAATACTTCACAATGGGCAAACTTAATGACATTAAACGTCAGTGGCGCACCGCTTTACAACGTTGCAGCCGGACAGACAAATACAACTGGCGGCGTCGTTACACCATCATCAGTGCGCGGAATCGTCGCTGGCTTGGATCTTTACGTCACAGCCAACACAGCTTCAACAACTGACACAGACGGATCAATGCTTATTGTCAATCCAGATGCATTCGGCTGGTATGAGAGCCCAACGCTTCGCTTGACTTCTAACCAAATCCAAACTGGTCAGGTGGAGGTTATGTATTATGGTTACGGAAGTTTCGTGAGCAAAGTGGGCGCGGGCGCATTCAAAATAAATAAGGCGTAGTCAGAAAAATAATCATGGGCTAGGTGCGCTCCCGTATCTAGCCCAGCAGAGTACGAAAGGAAGAAGAGATGGCATCACCGCAGATTGTCACGGCCGCGCAACTGCGAACCGTTCTTGGCGTCTCTTCTTCCTTGTATTCTGACGCTTACCTTGAAGGAATTATCGTCAGTGCGGAACAAGTCATTCTTCCGCTTCTTACAGCTAATCAAGCGGCTATTGCAGAAGTCTATTTGACTTCTAACGTCGCTTATTATGTAACTCAACGTCCACACTATTTCGTGGCTGGTCAGAGCGTTGTGGTAACTGGCGTAGTTCCGTCGGCAGCTTTCAATGGCACAATCACAATTACGGATTCAATTACTGATCCATACATTTTCTCCGCCGCAAAAACAAATGCAGACATCTTGATTCGCGGCGTGATTCCGGCTGGCGTGGCTTACTTATCCGGAGCCAACGCCGGCACTCTTTACGCATCAACCGAAGCCATTGAGCAAGCAATTCTTATCGTAAGTGTTGAGATTTTCCAAAGCGTGGTTGCTCCAGGTGGACAAATTGAAGGCGTGGATTTTCAACCATCGCCGTACAAAATGGGAAGATCTTTGATGAATCGCGTCATTGGATTGATTAGCCCATACATTGACGTTGAAACTATGGCGATGTAATGCCTACACCGACATCAATCGCGACCGATGTTCGCGGCACTCTTGCCACAGCTCTAGCTGGCGTCGTTGCTTCCGTTTATTCATCTCCGCCAGAAGCAGTCATTCCGCCGGCTTGCGTAATCGTTCCCGATTCGCCTTACTTAGAGACGACAACAATCGGCAAGTCTGCGGTGCGCGTGAAGATCAACTTTGTTGTCACTGCGGCCGTTGCATACAACAACACGGCCGGAGCACTAGACAATCTTGAGCAACTCATTATCAGCATCATCGCAGCGATGCCTGGAGGATACGAAGTCGGAGACGTGCAACGTCCGACAATTCAACAGGTCGGCTCGACTAACCTACTAGTGGCGGATCTCGCGGTCAGCACTTACTACACACAACAGACAATCTAAGGAGATAGACAAATGCCAACAACTATCGTCACCGGTCGCGACATAACGTTCACACTTGCGACAGTAAACTACGACGCGCAGACAACCGCCGTCACACTGGTCAATGCGCCAGTTATTACTACTTATCAAACACTCGATGGCAAGGCTTACAAGCACATTGATGATCAATGGACACTCAACATCGAGCTTCTTTCAGACTGGGGCGCAACATCATCACTCTTTGAAGCGATGTGGACTGCGTTTACTTCTGCTCCTAACACTGCACTTGCATTCACACTTATATCAGCTACTGGCGCATCATTTGCCGGTAACGCGTTCCCAGTGGCTCCAACTGCTGGCGGCGCGGCTCCAGATGCACAGACAGATTCTTGGGCGATGCTTTGCTCTACAACACCAGTTCTCACAATCACCTGATCCAATTAGAAACGGGAGCACAAAATGAGACTACCAATTACCATCGAATACACAAACGGCGAGTTCGGCACTTACACGGCTCAGCCGCCAGAGTGGGCTAAATGGGAACAAAAGACAGGCAGCACAATCTCGCAAGCGCAGGAGAAGATTGGAATCTCTGATCTTCTCTTCCTTGCGTGGAATGCGATGAAACGTGAAGCCGGTGGCAAACCAATCAAAGGCTATGAAGTCTGGTGTGAAACAGTGGCCGACGTGACAGTCGGTGACGTTCTCCCAAAAGTTACGCCGCCGGAAGCGTAAATCGAATACTTGTGGAGTTAGCAATAGCCACAGGCATTCCGATGAGCGAATGGACGACGGCGGAGCAAATCTACACGGCTTTCGAGATACTGGAGAAACAAAGTGAGCGACAACGTTGAGATTGCCTATGACAAAGCAGATCTTCGTCGCATCACTGCCGCATTCAAGGCGATGGATACAGAAGCTACTGATGCAGCTAAAAGAGAATCGTCAGCTCTTGCAGAGTTCGCTCAAGGCAAGATCCAGCAGAAGGCCGTCACCAGAGGCAAGGCCGCCGACAGAATTGCTAGTGGCTCCCGTGTGTCTAAATCTTCCAAGATTGGCGAGCTTTCTTTCGGTTTCGTAGGTCAAAAGTTTTCTGGCGGTGGGACGACAAAGGATCTTTGGGGCGGTACAGAATTTGGATCTAACAAGTTTAAGCAATTCCCAGTCTGGTCAGGCAGTGGCATTCGTGGCGGATCTAAGGGCTGGTTTATTTATCCGACACTACGCGAAATCCAGCCAGACATCATTGACAAGTGGGAAAATGCATTCGACCGAATCTTGAAGGAGTGGTAAATGGCCGGACAATCGCGCACACTCAAGCTCTCGATTCTTGCTGATGTAGATCAACTCAAAAAATCACTGGCGCAAGCCAATGGAGACGTTGATGATTCTTCATCAAAGATGGGCGAGTTTAGCAAGAAAGCAGGGCTGGCATTCGCAGCCGCCGGAGCTGCTGCTGGAGCCTATGCCGTCAAACTTGCAGTCGATGGAGTAAAGGCTGCGATTGAAGATGAAGCTGCACAGATCCGACTTGCCACTGCGCTAAAGAATGCCACTGGTGCAACCGATGACATGATTGCATCAGTCGAGAAGCAGATTCTCAAGACATCTTTAGCCACTGGCGTCGCAGACGAGAAATTGCGTCCAGCCTTGCAGAGATTATCGCTTTCGACTAACGACGTTACAAAGGCTCAGGATCTTCTCAATCTTGCACTTGACATTTCGCAAGCTACGGGCAAAGGCTTGGATTCAGTAGCTAATGCACTTGGCAAAGCCTACGACGGCAACACGGCAGCTCTTGGCAAGTTAGGCATCGGATTATCTACGGCAGAGCTCAAAGCCATGACCTTTGAACAGACGCAGACTAGGCTTTCAGATCTATTCGGTGGCGCAGCAGCAGCTAACGCAGAAACATTCGCTGGACGCTTGCAGATTCTCAAAGTTACCTTTGATGAAGCCAAAGAATCAGTCGGTGCAAAACTTTTGCCAATCATTCAGCAGCTTGTTGAGTTCGTGGTCAATCAAGTCGTTCCAGCACTCGGAAAATTTGCTGATTTCTTCAAACCAATTACTGACGCAATAGACAAGAACAAAGAAACTTTTACAGAGTTCATCGGATTTATTCAAAAATACGTCGTGCCGGTTCTGGTCACAGTCTTAGGCGGAGCCTTCAAGGTTGTTGGAGAAATCGCTGGCGGAATTATCAACGTCATCGGCGCGGTTATCTCTGGCCTAAACGCATTGATCTCTGGTGCCGTAGCTGGTATCAATGCTCTGATTCGTGTCTACAACTCCATTCCATTCTTGCCTAACGTGTCTCAGATTTCAGCTCCATCAATTAGCGTTCCGAATGTCACGATTCCAAAGACAACTACTGCCACACCTAGCATTCCTACAATTTCAGTTCCAAGTGTTACGGCCTCAACGGGAACAGGATCTACGACTACTTCTGGCGGAGGCGTCTCATCAGCCGCAGCAGGGGCGGTTCGCGTAGGCGGAGGATTTACCGATTCACAGAATGCGGCTCGTTTAGCTGCTATGGGCGGAGGTGGCTTTACAGATTCTCAAAACGCTGCGCGTATCAATCTGACAGTCAATGGCGCAATCGACGCCGAAGGCACTGCTCGCACAATCGTCAATGTTCTCAATGATTCATTCTTCCGTGGCACTGGCGGAGCCGGCGCACTTCAGGCAATCTAATGACACAGTGGGCTCCAGTCTGGCGTGTCAAAATTGATGGCACTGACATTACCGATTCGGTTCTTGCCAATTTAAGCATTACATCAGGGCGCACGAATATCTACGCACAAGCCCAAGCCGGCTATTGTTCGGTCACTCTTATCATCTTTGGTCAAGCCGCCTTACCTTACGAAATCAACGACACCATCTCGATTGAAGTGCAGGACACGTCGGCGGTTTATGTGCCAATCTTTGGCGGATCCGTGGTGGACATAGCCGTAAGCGTCTCGCAGGTCGGCTCTAGCGCATATACTCAAGAAGTCACCATCACGGCTCTAGGAGCCCTAGCAAGGCTTCAAAAGGCACTCACTAATGGCGTCTTAACGCAGGACTTTGACGGCAATCAAATTGCCACCATATTGGGTCAAGTGCTCTTTAATACGTGGCAACAGGTTCCAGCAGCTCTCACGTGGGCGAATTATGATCCGACCGAGACTTGGGCAAACGCGCAGAACACAGGCTACGGAGAAATTGATACACCAGGCAATTACGAGCTGGCTCAACGCGCTTCCAATCGCACAGTGGTCTATGACTTAGTCGCCGCGCTTGCCACAAGCGGTCTAGGTTATCTATACGAGGACGCGTCTGGCCTTATCTCTTACGGCGACTCTACGCATCGCACGACCTATCTTGCGACATACGGATACACGGATCTGACTGCCAATCAAGCTCTTGGCCGAGGCATTACGATTAAGACACGCGCAGGAGATGTCAGAAACGACATCACAATCAATTACGGCACACTCTCGGCCAATCAGGTCAGCGACACTGACCAGGCATCAATCGGCATCTATGGCGACCTTGCTCAAATTATCACAACAACAATCAAACACGCCGCCGATGCAACATCTCAAGCTGCGTTCTATCTAGCACTGCGAGCTTATCCGCAGCCTATATTTGACTCCATCACCTACGCATTGACCAATCCAGAGCTAGACAATGCAGATCGTGACGCTCTCATCAATGTGTTTATGGGTCAGCCAATAGCTCTCAATGACTTGCCGTCAAATATGTCTGCCGGAGTCTTTCAAGGCTTTGTCGAGGGCTGGACTTTCCGCGCCTCATACAATCAATTAGATGTCACCTTGCTCATGTCGCCACTGGCTTATTCGCTTCAAGCGATGCAGTGGGCTGATGTTCCGCCATCGGAAACGTGGGCGAGTGTGTCGTCAGTATTAGATTGGGCAAACGCTACAATCGTCTCATGATGAAAGGAAAAATGAATGGCTAATCCAACAACCTACTTCGGCTGGGTCATGCCGACATCGACAGATTTGGTCACTGACCTTCCGGCCGATTTTAATGTGTTCGGTCAAGGCGTTGATACATCAATGCAATACCTACTTGGTGGCACAACTGGTCAAATTTTATCCAAGACTTCTGGAACGAATATGGCCTTTACCTGGATTAACAATGATCAAGGCGACATTACTGGCGTGACAGCTGGCAATGGTATTTCTGTCACATCACCAACTGGCCCAGTGCCAACAGTGGCAATCGACACAGCTGTGACAGTTGATAAAACAACTGCACAGACTTTGACAAATAAGACTCTAACATCTCCAGCATTGACGACGCCGACTATTAGTACGGCAACGACAAACGGAGACATCCTCTATGGCACAGGGTCGGGCGCATTGAGTCGTTTAGGCATTGGGTCTAGTGCGCAAGTCTTAACTGTAGCTAGTGGCATTCCATCTTGGGCTACACCTTCAAGCGGTGGTATGACTTTACTCAGTACCACAACGCTTTCAGGTTCATCAACGACCATTTCTTCAATTAGCACCAGTTATACAAACCTTGTTGCTGTTTATTATGCTGTACAA